CTGCGAACGGTAGTTGGCTGGAAGGCGTGTTCGATGGGGTGAACTGGTGTTGTACCGTTTACTCAGTTTAGCAAGTAAGTACGCTCCGCAGGTGGCGGGGGAGGATAGGGTGTATGGATCATAACCCATCCGCAGACCAACTCAACCTTGCTGTTCAGTTCCTACTCGCCGCACCGAAGTTCTGGAAGCGTAGACACCCTAACCGTATTCTTTCTATACGGGTTGCTTATATTCGCTTCGACACACCGACGAAGTGGGTACTGAGTTGGGCTAATCCACAGTGGTTAAGACGGCGGAAGTGGAAATACCCATGCGGAATCGTGACCGTTAGAATATTGGACGGTTCAAGCCGCACGTGGATATTGCACGTGATCGTGAGTGAGAAGTTTATCCGGCGGGTACTGCAAAAGGTGCTCTTGCCTGTGTAATTATCCCATGCTAACTGAAATAACCTATGCCAACCCAACCTAAGCCGAATGACCCGAATAACCCCTATCGGATAGGGCAAAAGAACGATAAGGGTGAAACAATTTGCGGTTCGAAAACTCGCAGTGCTAAACCCTGCACACAAACCCGACTTGGCGATAACGGGCGTTGCCGTATGCACAATGGAAACGCCGCTAAGGGTGTAGCAGCGCCAAACTTTAAAACGGGGCGTTGGTCAAAATATGTTGAGCCTGAACTCGCAGAGCGGTATCACGCCTCCCTAGAAGATAGCGAACTCCTGTCACTTGAAGATGAGATCGCTTTAACTGACGCGCTAATTGCTTCAGCTTTACCTCGCTTAAAAACACGCGAGAGCGGGGCGGCGTGGGGATTACTGCGAAAGTCGATTGATAAGCTGGAAGAATCGTTTGTCAATGAAGATTACGGCAAAGTAACTATCCTCATGCGGCAAATGCGAGATGTGATTGATGAGCGTGTGGAACATTTCGCGGCGGAAGCTGAGTTACGCACCAATATGGAGCAACGCCGTAAGCTGAGCGAAAGCCGACGTAAACACCTCATTGAGATGGAACAGATGATTACTGTTGAGCAAGCCAACCTTTTTGCAGGGGCAATACTCGACATTATTAGACGGAACGTAACAGACAAGTATGTTCTCTCCGCAATCCAGACCGAGTTTGTATCAATCCTTAATCGAAAAGCTAGCGAACGGATTAACGCCGGAAGCGAAGATACAGAGTAAGCAGATTATTGTTCACGAAGGTGAACAATACATAGACCCGCGTTCTGGTCGTCCGGTATTGTACCGGGTGGAAGGTGATACCGTTCATCTGTACCCACACAGCGGTCAATTGCGGGCGCTTCGCAGTGTAGCGCGTATTATCGCCGTTATTGCGGGTTCGCAGGGCGGTAAAACATCACTTGCTCCCTGGTGGGCGGAGCAAGAAATCAGAGCGCGGGGCAGCGGTGATGGTATTGTAGCCACCGCCAGCTACGACCTATTTCAACTCAAGTTACTTCCTGAAATGCGGGAAGTATTTGAGCACGTATTAGAGATAGGGCGCTACTGGTCAAGTAATAAGGTTATTGAGATTGCCAATCCTGAAACCGGACAGTTTGAAGCAAACCGCGCCGATGATCCCATGTGGGCGCGTATTATCCTGCGCTCTGCGGTTGCAAAAGGCGGTCTGGAAAGTTCTACCGCGAAGTGGGCAATTCTGGACGAGGCGGGGCAGGATAGTTTTACCCTCGATGCATGGGACGCTGTTAATCGGCGTGTGATGCTTAATCAGGGGCGTATCCTTATTCCAACCACACCGTATAACATGGGTTGGATTAAGCAACTTATTGTCGATAGGGCGGATACTGACCCCGACATTGACCTCATCCAGTTTGAAAGTATCGAAAATCCGTCATTTCCAAAAGAAGAATTTGAGCGTCTACGAAATACGATGCCTTCGTGGAAGTTCAATATGTTCATGCGCGGGCAGTACACTCGACCGCCTGGAATGATTTACACCGACTTCAAAGACGAATACCGAGAACGTGGCGGGCACAAGGTCAAACCGTTTGACCTGCCGCTAGAATGGCCGCGCGAAGTAGGCGTAGACCCTGGCGTGATTAACACCTGCAAACTGTGGTGGGCGCATGATACCGAATGCAATATTTACTATGCCTATCGTGAGAGTTTAGGCGAGCGTAAGAGTGCCATAGAACACGCGCGGGACGCACTCGGTATCGCCAGCCAAAACCGTGAGCACGTGATTAAGTGGGCGGTTGGCGCGAAAAGCGAAATTTACCACCGTGAGGACTGGATCAAAGCGGGCGCGAAGGGCGTTGTAGAACCGGAATACAGCGACGTGGAAGCGGGTATTGACCGCGTTATTGCGCTGCTGCGTGAAGGGCGCTTGTTTTTCTTCGATACCCTACACGGCGTACTCGATCAGATTGTGACCTACTCACGAGAACTAGATGGAATGGGACAACCAACGGTGAAAATTAAAGATAAAGAAAAGTTCCATTACCTCGACGCACTAAGGTACTTAGCCGTGAGTGTGTCTGCGCGTAAACCATTAACTGTTACAACGAGCCGTTACGCATGACGACAACAGCAACCACCGAACTATCAACAGCGACTAACCCGGTTACGTTAACCCAAATAGCTGAACACGTGCAAAGTAATCTAAAGGACACGAGTTTATCTAATTGGGTAAGTGAACAGGACACACGCGGTCAGTTGGTTATGCTCTTTCGTCAATATGCTGATGGTGAGCACCGAGCCAACCTAACGACTGAAATGCGCCAGTTGCTACGTTTAGGCGACACGGGCATTCTCAACCGCCTTAACAATAACTATATGGACATCATCATTCAAACGATGGTGAACCGCTTGCAGGTTACAGCAATTGAGGCAGATAACAAGAACGCCACGCAATGGGCTGAAGATTTGCTCCGAAATAACCGCTTCGATGCTATGCAAGGTGACGTTCATGAGGCGGCTATTCGTGATGCTGATACCTATGTTATGTCTTATTTCGACATCACCACGAAACAGACACGGTTTTGTCATGAACCTGCTTATGACGGAACGAATGGCGTATTAGCATTATATGAATCTACCACCGATACCTTGCCGTCGGTCGTGATAAAAATATGGCGTATCGGTAGTGTGTTGCGAGTAAATTACTACTATAGCGATCATTTAGAACGCTACACTACAACCGAAGATGGCAGTAGTCTTATTGAATACGCTAGCGAAGAACAAGACCCCGTTGTTCCCTGGACGATGAATGGCAAGGAAGGCGGAGAACCGCTCGGCATTCCAATCACGCATTTCAAAAACCGTAGCAATGGATATAGCAACTACGGACGCAGTGAACTTATCAACGCTATTCCTCTACAGGACGCGATTAACCGCACCCTATACAGCTTAATTATGACCTCAGAGTTGACAGGCTTTCCTATTCGTATTGCGCGGGGATTTGAACCCCCTGCCGGAATTACTCCCGGCATGTGGGTCACAATCGCGGGCAAGGGGATGCAAAAAGATGCTATAGCTGATGCGTCAACTATGGAGCAGGGTGAGCTTACGGCCTATTTAGCGTCTCTCGGTTACTATGCTAACGAAATCGGTAAGATAACCCAAACCCCATCACCGGAATTTGGCGGAAATGACAATGCTAGCGGTGAGGCACTTAAGCAACGAGAAATCGGTTTAATTGGCAAAGTCAAACGTTTCCAGGTGAAATGCGGTAATGCCTGGGAAGACATGATAGTTATGGCACATCGTATCCAGTCCGCATTTGGCGGTGGAGACGCGCCCCCCAAATATACGCGGTTTGATACCCGATGGGCTGATCCTGAAATCCGTAATGATGCAGTAACGATTGCAAACGCAGTAAGCCTAGTTGACCACATTGGAGAGCGTGCATTCCTAGAATTGATTGCTCCTGTATTCAAGTGGGATAAGAAGAAAATAGATGAAGTCTTGGCTGAAAAAACTAAGGCAAAAGAGGGTCAGCTAGCTCGTATCGCGGGACTCGGCGTAAATCGCTACAACAACGCACAGTTACCCGCCAACACGGGGAATAATCAGCAGGTGGTCAACAGCGCCGAGCAGAACGGGACGAACCCGACGGTGCAAGCGACTGCGGCGTAGGAGAGAACAGACTAATGGAAGTATCGGGTAAATTTACGGTTACAGGGTTCTCGGTTTCACCCTCGAACTCATTGTCATCTCATAAGCAATTCTTCAACGTTGAAGTGAGTGGGATATTTAGAGAGATACGCGGCAGTGATCCAGTAACACTAAGCATGATTATTGAGGGTGAACGTTGCGCTGAAGTATTTAAAGCAATCGAAAGGTTGTTCTCGGAAAACTTCAAGCCCGATCCCCGATAAGTAATCACAACACACGGTAATCCTTAGCCCGCTCTCAAGCGGGTTTTTGTTTTTCACACAACTACTCAATTGAGACGAGAGAGGGAATAGAATGGAACAGTTCTATCGTGTTCAGACTGCACGCCGCGCGGGTGCTGAGTATGCAGTTGATCTGAGCAAACGGCGCGCGTGGGCTGTGGATTTATCAGTGACAGCGGCTAACGTACTAGCAAGCAGCAGCGCCGTGAAAGAGCGTGGGGTTGCAGGTGCGACGATCACCGCTGGACA